ATGTTTCTTTCATTCTATTAGTGGTAATGGTGGTGGTGTGTAAGGACTTAATGGAATATCTAATAAATAAGCGTATTGAGTATTTGCTATTTCAGCCTCATCCTGTTCACTTGTAAACATAAAGTATTTTCCGTCAATGTCTTGAACGAAATTAAAAAATGTATCAGCATCAATGAATACTCCTTGTAATTCATTTGCTTGTTGCTCTGTTACTATTCTGCCTTCCATTATACGTTTCTTCCTAAAGTTGTTTGATATGTTGTAACAGCTGTATTAAAATTTACAGCTTCAGCATCTGTTAAGCCATCTCCTATTGATGCGAAGGCTATTTGTTGAGCGGTATAAGTACCAGCACTTCCTGAAGTATTTCTTGCACCTACATACATTTTGAATATACTGTAATTTGTGCCAACAAGTGTTGTTAAACTTTGTTGCTGAACTCCGTTTCTAAATGTTTTTCTATCATTGTTTGCTCTTGTTGTTCCAATAAAAAAACCTTTTGAATCAGTTAGTGAACTTAATAATTCAGTACTTGCTGACCCTGTATAATAAACTAAACCCGTATTTGTAGAAATATTTAATTGGTTTAGTCTATTACTATCTGTATAAGAGCCTAATGGAACAGCATTAGTTGTTTGATTTGTTCTTGTATAAACAGAAAAATGATTCGAGTTTGTTGTTAAAATATTATTTGGTATTAAAAAAGTATCTGCAAAAGCACTCGTTCCATTTGGCGTCATACCATTTGAAGCGTGAGTCCATCCTAAACTGAAATTTAATCTAAACGCAGCATCGAGGTCGCGAGGGTCTTTTAAATTCCATTTATGAGTAGCAGCTGTTCCGCCAACTATTGGATATAAAGCTTTCATTTTAGTCCAAATGTTAGCACTCTTTAAATCTAAAACAAGTTGATTAACTGCGCTTTGTTGTGTTCCGTCAGTTATACTAGCAGCTGTAATAAAAGCCTGTGCGTCTGTATCATTTGGCACAGCTAAATTAAAATAGCTTTTAGGTGTTATTCCTAAACTTAGTATCATTCTGCGTAAGCTATAATTGAACCACTTGTCAATGTTAGATTAGTAAATACAGCATCACCAGGAGCGTAAATAATAGCCCCTTGCTTTAATGTTTTACCGCTTAAACCAATTGATGTTAAATAGTTAGTTGTAGTATCAGGAGCAAAGCCACCTGTTAATGTGCCTACTACTGTGTCAGCTTGAACTATAAAACAGTAATATTTTTTACCTGTTCTTGGTGTATTATTATCTATATACTCACACCCACCGTTTGCTGTTAGTCTTAATGCGTTTGCCATGTTGTTTTATTTTTTAAAGTACCATTATTTTATTTCTTTGTAACCATAACGAATTATAGTTTGAGGATCACTTAAATCATAGGCATAAAATTCTTTTAACCCAGCATAATCCCCACCAGTATAGTAAATATTATACTTACCATTTTCTAGTTTTATTTCATAATAAAAATTCATCGTATAAATAAATTAAATTTTAACCTTACTGATACTGGATTTGTCACCCACGTTGGAGCAATCCATTTTATCTCTAATGCGTCACCTTCATTAACACTTATATTTAATCCTGTTATTGTTGCAGAATTATAAGTTGTGTTTAATTTATAAGTTGTTGTAAAATTAGTTTCAGTTGCTACGCCATTTATTCCACCTGACATAACTCTTACAGCAAAAGTTGAATCTTCTGCACTTCCATTCGTTGTATAAATAACAGAATTAATACCTATTGTTTTTATTTTACCTGTAACTGGAATAATAATGCTTGCGTTTTTTGTTGTAGTTGAAGGTGTATCTCCTACTCCTACATAATAAGTAGTAGCATCGGCTGGATTAAAGTTTGCTGGATAAAAAATAGATTGAATGCATGAAGTTTCTAAATCATTTAATGATTTATTCTCATAACGAGTAGTAGTTGAGTTCCAAAATATACCATCATTGTTTGAAGGACTTGGCAAGTAACAATCGTGAAGCTCCCCGATTTCCCATCCGTTTTGTACCTTACAATAGATTTTTCCTTGATTAGCATGGGCATAAACAACATATCCAACTACAACTAAATGATTAGGTGCTGTTGGTTGAACTTTTGTTAGATTGCCAGGTGTTGATGAACTAAGATAAAGCACATCCCCGTCATTCCATGTTTCACCTTGTAAACTTCCTGTAGTATTTAATCCTGTTATCTCACCAATTACAATTATTTTTCCTGTTTGATTTTTATTAATGTTTTCAGAAACAACTCCAATAGTATCTACTGAATTTCCATTGCTATCTGCTAAAGCGTAATCTACTGCTAGCCTTTGCCCTTGTGCTGTTTGTACTTTTAAAACTTTGTAACCTGTAGCTAATAAATTATCGCCTGTTTTATTTACAACTGTTAAATAAAGATTTTCAGGATAACTTGTACCACCACCGCCTTCAGGAACATAATCTAAGTTTAACCATGTATCAACTCCATTGCCTATCTTATAACGTGGCTGGTCAGTTCCTGTATAAAGTACATCTGTACTCAAAGCCATTTCACCTGCTAATAAAATAGGATTATTAGAAGTCCAATTTGCAGATGTATCTCGTCTTAATTGTATCTGTGCTGTTATTGTACTCATGCTTGTATTATCGAATTTGTATAAGTTGTATTTGAAGCCCCTCCATCTATTCCACTAACTTGTATTACTGTGTAACTCTCACCGCTTTTTAAAGTAGTTATAACAGTTCCATTTTGATTTACAATAGTAACTAGGTTTGATGTTCCTGCATTCGTTATAGTTGAATCAAATGGTATTTGACATCTATCATAAGTAAAAGGCACTTTTAGATTTACATCAAAGTAATAACCTGCATCTTCATCATCAAATCTAGGTTCACTAAAAGGATTTAAAGTAACATTATCGCTTACTAATTTCCAACCATAAATAGTAGAGTTAAGCTGTGCAATAATATCTAAAGATATTTGCTGAATATCGCTAAATAACTCTAACTCATTTTGTTTGCCTTTAATCAATCTATCCATTACATAGATTCTTAAAACATGAGTATAGGCATTACCTTGTAATACAGGTGGCTCATAATCAACCCACATTGCAGGGTATTCAGTTATTCCGCTAGTCGCAAACTCAATAACACTACCATTACCAAAAGAATTGATTTGATAATGTGCGTTAGCAATATTATTTAGGTTTTTTATTACTTGGTTTAACGTTATCATTCAAAAATTTTTTTAATATTTCAATTTTATTAAAGAGTTTATATCCACTCTTTTTAGTAACGTTTTCTTTTTTCAAATTTTTCTTCATAACTAAATATTGAACGGTTACGGCCTAAATAAATACTTTCTTCATACGAATAACCTTGTGGGTAAATAGTATCAAAGCCATCGCCAGGATTATCATATAACGGGTATTGGTCTGAATACTCAAATAAATAATCAATTAATCTTTTAGTATGGTATTGTGCTTTATCAGTAACTAAGTTCATAAAAGAATTTAACTCATTAAAATCAACTCCTGTACTGTTGTCGCTATTCTTTTTTACAATGTTCTTATTTGTTACCTTATAAGTTAAAAAAGGTGCAGCCTCAACCATTACCCACCATTTAAGAGCAGGGATTATATAATTATCTAATAAGGTAGTGTTTAAAGCCGATAATGTATTTGTACTTACTTGGCTTATTATTTCATCGTATAAACCCGAACCAATATAATTTCTAATGTGAATCTTTTGCGCTTCTTCAATAGAAATTCTTAAGTATTTTTCATCTACATTAGGATCTACAAATGTGTAATCCTTAATGTAAGTTGCTGTTAATAATAATACTGTTGCCATTATTTAAATATATTTCCAAATAAAACCTCCCGCTGTTTTTCTTATTTTAGAACCTGAAGCAACAGCAGCAATGCTTCTATGGTCTATTCTTGTTTGTCTTTGCGCTTCTCTAACTCCAAAAAATTCAGAAATAAAATTATTGTTTTTATCAAATTGTCCTACTCTTTTTTTAAGTGGACTTGTTTCAATTTTTTTCTGTGTTGTTTTTTCTGAAAATTTTTTACCTTTTTGTGTAGGTGGCATAAGACCTCCTTCCAATATATTAAATAAATTATCATATTCATTAATATATTTTTTTTCTAATTCAATAGCTTCTTTAACTTCTATATTAGAATGTAATATTTCTAATAATGGTAAAGTTTTATTTTTTTTCAATTCAATTAACCATTGATTTTTTGCATAGTTATCTTTGTTAGATGGAGCACAATGTTTATAATATCTTCTTTTAACATTAGTAGTCATTCCAACGTATTTAACATCTTTTGTTAATGGGCATCTTAATAAATAAATAGTGTATTTCATAAAATTATTTTTATGCAATATACTAAATATTTTCGTGTCTACAAAATACATTTTACTTTTTTATCTTAACTACATTCGCTGCAAATACATGTCTGCAGAATGGTGTTCTTGTTTGTCCACCTTTACGAGTCCACCAACCACCACGATAATTCCAAACATCATAACCTACTATCTTACTAATCTGTTCTATTTGCGCTCTTGAATACATTTTATTTGCATCCAATAACTTAACACAAAATTCTCTTGAATTTCTTTTGTCAGGCTTAACTCCTGTTCTCCATTCATAAGTGTACATTATCTTATAATCTTCGGTATCTGTGCCTATTTTGTTTGATGTTCTAATAGCTTCTGTTGTTGGTACTCTAATATCTTTTTTTTGTCCGCCTGTGTTTGTTTCTTTAACCTTGATTAGTTCTTCTTTAACCATGTCATTGATTAAGTCAGATACTCTATCTTCTTTAATTCTTAAAGTATCTGCAATTGTCTTATTATCCATTAATGGGTCTTTATCTAATAAGCCAACAATGTCTCTTTTAATTTGTTTGCTTAATGGACTTACATCGACTGCAAATTCAAAGCGATTATCCTCGTTCATAAAGGTTTGCTCAATAACTTCGTAATTTTCTCTATCGTCTCCAAACATTTTGAATATTTCAATTACTTCATCAATTTCACTTTGAGAAGCAAAAGAATGTTCACATACATGGTCGTCAAATCTATGGATAGCACTTGAAACAATAGGCTTAACTTCTTCTTCTAATGGAGGTAATCCGTACATTTCACGAACCTCATTTTTAGTCATTACCTTAATCTTTTCTTCAATAGGTAACTGTTCTTCGATAGGATCTAACTCTTTTAAATAAATACGATTTGAAAATCCTTTTAATTTAAGTAAATAGTTAAAGTCTTTCTCAATTTCAGCTTGATTAGGAATAATGTAAGTATTTTTATAAAGTTCGTAAGAATCATTTATCTGGTCTTTAGTTCCTAACTCTCCTGCTGTTTTAATACCTACTAGCATAGGGTTAGGAATGTGATGTCCAATAATTAGTTCTTGAATAACCTGGTCGTTTAATTCTGTTAGCTGAGCATCTACGTTTTGAGGTGTTAAATGTTCAATTGTAGGTGCAGAATCTTTGTTGCCACTAAATGTAATTAGTAAACTATTTGCTCTATCTGTTCCGGTAAATTTCTCTTTTAGTCTAGCTTCAATTTCCTCTTTTTCTTCTTCAGTTGGTCTGCCATTTGAGAAGTTAAGAATTGTTCCTGCATTAAAACCACTTTTAATTGCATTTAAACGATAATTAGACAATTCAACATCTACTTCTGCATAAACAGCACTCGCCACATAATCAGGCAAAGGATAAGCATCTAAATCAGGTCTGTATTCTTTTGAAACAAATATTTGTCTGCCTGTTGGTTTCTCAGGATCAAACAAAGGGATGTATTCTAAATCGGTTTCTTCTGGACTTTGTTTTTGTTTACTCCAGTCTTTTGAATACCAATAGCCATCTGCATCTTTTGCTTTTCTTAAGTTGTTATAAGGAAAATGTAATAACTCAAAGTTGTTACCTGCTTTATTCCAAATTACTTCTAAATAATAACCACCAAATAACTTTTTATCTAATACACATTTTTTTACAATGTCTTTTAAAGTATCAAAATTTGTATTCTCTTTATTTATAAAGTCATTAGCTAGTGCAATGTCTTGAATTGATAAATCAGTACTATCAAAACCAACACCAGCACCGCAAATGTATAAAACCTTGCCATTGATAAAAGCATTATGCTTAGAACTACGATTGAATAAATAAAGTAAGTAACCAGGATAGTTATTATAGTAACCACCTTCTTTATCTGCTCCATAAATTATCCATTCTTTTGATTTTTCTTCTTTAAATACAGGTGTTTTGTGTGCCTGTAGTTTAAGATTAATTACATCGTATATATTATTCTCCATAAGTTATAATCGTTTTATTTTGATTATCATAAGCATTAACAACAGGCAATGTACTTTCTACTTTTACCATTCCTATTTCAAGTAATCCTTCTGCATTTGCAACGTTTAAATTACTTGAACTTGTTTGTTGGTAAATTGCATATTCATAAAATCCTGTTTCCGTCAAAGATACAATTCCACTTGTTAAATTAGTAACTCCTGTTGTTTCAGTTATTAAAAATTTATTGTAACGAGTAGGAAAGCCACTTACATCACTTGCAATAAAGTTAACTGTACTCATTAACACTTGATGTTTAAAGCTAAATAAATAGTAAGGATTATTTAAAGTAACTTTTTCTGTTAGTGTAAATACTAGAAAATTATTTTGCCCTTTATTTATTATTTGCATATTTTAAAAAGTACCATAAAAACAAAAGGTTGCATTTCTGCAACCTCTCGAATCAATCAAACGAACAGGAAAATTATATAATGCCTGAAATAACTCCTGAATTTACTTTGTTTGCAGGTAAAGGTTCTTTGCCTGTTAAAGTAATTGAGTAGCCATTTTTATCACCCATTGCTTTGCCAGTTGATGAAGTTCCTGCTGTTAAATGCATTGCTCTTGTTTCACCTGCCAAGTGATAAACATCATCTGCATCTTGAACAATAACCATCAATCTGTTTTGTGTTAGTAAACGAACAATATTGCGATTTTTAGCAGTCATTTTATAAACTGAAAAAACTAATGTTTGTTCGTAGAAAGTTGTACCATTTTCAATTGATACAGTTGCATTTTCGTCAAATTGTGCATCTTCTAACTCAACCTCAACAGTCCAGAATTTTTTTCCTGCTACCATTGTGATTCCACTAACTTGACCTGATGAAGCTGTAATTGTTGAAACATTAGCAAACTCTGTAAGATATATTTTCTTTACACCGCCAGCACCTTGTCTGCAGTCTAATGTAATTCCTTCGGTAAGTATACAGGGCATATGTTATAAATTTTAAAAGGGAGCTTTTACACTCCCTTAGTTAATATTAAGCGTTAGTGTATTGAACAACGTGGTCGATGAATTTAACTGCTACTCCAGCCTTAAATGCACCAAATAAACGCCATACACGCTGGTCTTTTGAATACCATGCCTCGATGTTTTCTAAGTCTGATTGTAAGTCAGTACCGAATACTAAGTTAGAAGCGTAAGTTGCAATGATACGATTTCTTACTGCTGTTGGTACTGAACCTGTATCAACTGCTGCATCACTTAATCCTGGTACGCCTACAACCTTCATGTTAGTACCTGGGTACATTAATTCCCAATTGTTCCAAACATTATCAGTAGTGTATTGTGAACCATAAATTCCGTAAGTTGAAGTAATCTTAGCAGCTAATAATCTGAAAGTATCATAACCACAGAAAGCAACGATAGGCTCGTTTGCAATTGCAGCAGAAGGTACTTTTGCATAAATGTCATCAAAAATAGTTAAAACGTTTGTTGCATTTAAAGTAGAAGTTGATGCCGCTACTGCTGTTCCTGCTGTGTCAATTGTTGCTAACCAACCATTCATTTGTTTTAATACAGTTGAGTTAGTGTAAGTAGTTTTACCTGCCCAAATCATGTTCTCAACGTTACGAGCAACTTGTGCTAATTTTCTGTCGATAATGTTTTGTGCAATTGATAAAGAATCATTGTTTGCTCCTGCTGGTAAATACTTTTGAGTGTAGTAAGTATTTAAATCTTTTAAACAGAATTGCTCTGCAAAGTTAATACCTACAGTTGCAATAGATACCTGTGAAAAAGTAGTAGTTCCTGAAGACGTGAATGAACACGCTTCTGCTTGGAATGGTACTGTACTTTCTAATACAGGGATTTTTTCTGTTGACTTAATTCCTGTACGGATGTCAACTCCTTTTCCTAAAGTTACACCACCTAATATTGCTTTGGTGATGAGGTCTGCTCTGTTTTCTTCAACATAAGCAGTCATTGAATCAAATGAAAATGCCATTTTGTTTTTTGTTTTATTGGTTAATAGTTATATACTTTTTTTCTAAATTCTTCTAAACTTGTAGTGTTTGATTTTTTAAAGTTTTCTTTTGAAGTTGACTTAGGCTCAACACTTGGAGCATCTGCAACTTTTTCAATCAATGAAAATAACTTTCTGTTTAAATCTGTTTGTGCTAAAATTGAAGCGTTTGCAGCTTCTAAAGCTTGGTTTGATAAACCTAATGCAGATTCTAACTTTGATAAACGCTCGTTTAATTCAGCGAACTTTGCTTCAAATTGTTCGTTATTATCGGATGCCATTTCTTCCATAACAGGTTCTTCCATTACTTCTTCAGGTTCAATGCCTTTAACAACTCCGTTTTCAACGTAAACTTTCATTGGCATTTCATTTACCATGATAACCATTTCAGTTACTTCAACTGGTAAATCCATAACACCTTCAGGAGTTATTACTTGTAGTTTAGAACCTACTGCGATTTCTTCTGTATCAGTACGAACAATAGAACCATCTTTTGCTTTGTAGTCAGCAAATTTCAAGTCTTTTACTTCGTCTTGAAAAATATCTTTGAACAATTCTTTCATATCTGAAAAAACTTCTTTAAACGTTTGTTTTTTATTTTCCATTGTCTTGTTTTTTTATAAAGTACATTAAATTCATTTAGTTGCAATCTCTGCGACTTTTTTTCTTAAGTTGTGTATTCTATCGGCTAGACTTTCGATAACGCTTACAGGGGCATCTTTTAGCTTTCTATGAGCAAAAGCCCCCTCAACACTAAAGCCTTTAAACACTCCTGTTCTAATAAAGTCATTCCAAACTTCATTATTATCTACTTTAAAAGTTCCAAACCAACTACCTTCTGTTAAAGTTGGATAGCCTTCAGGTGTTTTAATGCCTCTTGTTTTGTCAATAATAAAAGATTCTACCATGTAAACTCCATCAACTTGTCTTTCTGAATCGTGCATCATATTTACGTTATGAGTAAATCCTTTTTTGAAAAATCTTTGTGCTATTTTTTCAATCTGTTCTTTGTCAAACACTACATAGTACTCGCCACTTTCATCTGCTCTATAAATTGGTAAATCAGAAATCATTAATGCTCCGCTAATTAATCTACGTTCTTTATCTGCAAAGAATTTAAACTGAGCTTTCATGTTTTGTTGATCCCATTTTGAATAACAAATAGCAGCAGCTTGGTCTTGTTCTTTTCCGTTTCCTATTTCAACAGAAATGCAACGTGAAACAAATTCATCTTTGCTTTCTCCTGATCTTGGATTAACAACCATTTTTTCTCTATCAATTTGCTCTAATTTTCTTTGCGCCCATTCAACACCTGCATCTCCGCCCCATGCTAACCACATTAATCGACCACATCCATCGCCTAACTCTTTTTGTGAGTTTTGTCTGTGTCTTTCAAATGCAGCCATTCTCGCAATTGTATCTCTACTTATAGCTTCACCATTTGCCAATTGATTTGCTCTAATTTTTCCAACGGGAGTTCCACAATCACCCCATCCGTTTTCCTCTGCATATCTTAAAGCTATTTTAGCATTCTCACTTGCTTGTTTTGGATAGTCTGTGTAACTTTCAAATTGATGTTCTTTAAAAGCATGCCAATTGGTCTCTATTGCAGGAGTGTCAACAAGTGCCACCCATTCTACGCCAAGTTCATCACTATCATCAATTACTAATTTATAAACTGGTAAATTTTCCATGTTATCCTATTTTTGAATTATTACTTAATTTGTTTACTCTTTCTGTTACTGCTCTGCTTTCACTTTCTACTACATACGCTTTCATTGGTGCTGCTTCTCTATTTCCTTGTCCTGCTACTGTGCCATCAGGATTTAGTTGAGTTACTGTGTTTTGTGCTGTTAATCCTTGCGGAGGTTGACCACCGCCACCGCCTTGGCTAAACGTTCCTAAGTTACCACCGCCACCGCCACCACTTGCACCACCGCCACCACTTTCAAATTTAGTTTTAGCAATTACAGCTACTCGAGCCAATCCACTTGCTATTGCTATGGCTGCTGCTATGTTTGCTCGTATTGGTGCATCAGGTGTTGGAATTGCCATTTGACTTGCAAAAGCTGATTGTGCCGCTTGGTAAGTTTCAATTGTTGCTTGTGCTAAACTTGCAGCCTTTTTAATTTGAAATGCTTTCTTTTGACTTCCTTCACTTTTACCTGCAAAAGCATCTGCTAAAGATTGAATTGATTGAAGACCTTGTAATGTTAATGCAACTTCTTGCTCTTTTGCTTTCTTTTTATTTTCTAATGCTTTCTTTTCTTCTTCTTCTTCTTTTTTAGCTTTTTCTTCTAATAATTTACCATATTCTTCATCTGCTTTTATTTGCTCTGCGATTTCTTGGTCTCGCATTTGTTTTAGTCTCGCTGCTCTTTGTTCTTCTAATTTCTTTTCTTTTTCAATTTCAATATTAGATAACCTTTCAGCTTCTGCTAAAGCATCTTCAAACTCTTTATTTGATTCTTCTTTTTTCTCTATTACTCTTTGTTTGGATTTTTCAGCTGATGCTTTATTAGCTTCTGTTTCTAATTTTGCATTTTGTATTTGTAAATTTCGTTGAATATCTAATCTTTCATTAGCTAAATCTTTCATCAACTTTAAAGTTTCTGAATTAGCTTTTTGTAACTCAATATATTCATCTCCACTTGTATTTTTCATTAATACAAGTCTATCTTTAAATAATTTGTTAGCTGTTTTTATCTCTTCATCTATTCTCTTTATTCTTTGTTTGCTTAACTCTTCATTTAATGCTGCTAATTCCTGTGCGCTTTTACCTTGTGCCTCTGCTAAACTTTTTCTAAAATCAGTTTCTTTCTGCATTGCCTTGTCAGCTTCCTGCATTAACTGTAATTCTTTTTCTCTATTAGCAATAACTTCTTTTTGCGCTTCATCTTCATCGCCCATTGCATTTACTACTAATGCAATAACACCAACTAAAGCTGTTAATCCCATTATTAACCACGCTATTGGGTTATCTTTCATAACAGCATTGTAAATC